AATGTAATCCATGACTATTTATTTATTAATTTTCCTTCATTAGCTAATTTCTGTTTTAGCTTCTTTAATTTTTCGGCTTTCTCTTTTGAAATTTTAGTCGGTTCTTTAGTTGTCGTTTCCATTTTCATTAGTTTTATAATTAAATCCACCGGTAGGCAAACCCAATTCTTGTAAAATGTAATCACCCTTTAATAACCCAAGAGCGTAAAGGCGTTCTAATCTCGTTTGTCTTTTATCTAATATACTCTCCTCTTTTTCCCTATCAGGCTGAAAAGCATCAATCTTTGAAAAGTCAGGTACGCACCAAATATTATCTTTTGTAATCCCTAATCCGATTGAAAGTTTTTCGTAAAAGTCAATTGCAAAAGGTTTAATAATGTTTTTGTATAGTTTATTATCAGCCTCTTTTGAATCTCTTAATAAAGCCACCCTATTGTCACTAATCAAAGAAGGCGGAAACCCCCCGATTGCTTTACATATCGCACGGAAGTCAGCTTCGTTGTTTTCGTTTATCCGTAACCCCGCAAAGTCAGGGGCAATATTAATATAACTAATACGGTGATTAATAAACTTGAACATACTTTTACCTTCATTCAAACCATATTTTTGAATAAAGTTTTTTTCAATTTCTTTTTTTTCTTCCGGGTCAAGTGCAACGCCGTCCGGGTCATCGTTTACAATGTATCCTAAAGCGCCCCTATTTTTATAAATAGTGTATTTCGCATCATACCCAGCTTTGATTGTCTTTGTTGCCATTATAGCTTTATATGCACGACTTGAGCCAGTTGCATACTCGCCATTATCAAAATTAACCTGAGAATCTTTTACATAAATAATATCAGAAACAGGGATATTCTTTTTAAATGTAGAGCTATATTTTAATTGATATCCTATTATTTCATTAAATCGAAAATCAGCGTTCGGGTCAACCCTGTCAACTTGCATTTTTTCAAAGATAGGCGTTACATATTGAGGCGGCAAAAGAAACATATAAGAAGGTTTGCTAATACCAACGCCTTTAAACGTGTTAATATAACAACCGCCCTGTAAAAAGTATTGAATAGCGGCGGTCTTTAAAAAATCTGAATTGTTTTGAAATGGATTTGGACGTTCTAACAGCACTTCATATTCAGGCAATTCTAATTCTTTTTCATTTCCATTTGTTTGATACTTAACAAATTTCCATTCCATTGAAGCGAATATAGTTGCAAGGTAGTCAATCGGCGCGCTTAGTTCCGGCACGGCGTTATACATTTCAAGTAATATCCTGTCGTTTTTGGGTAAAAATGCCGTTCCTGAAAAGTCAATAGGATAAAACTGGGGGGGATTACCGTTCCATTCTTCTTTATTGACCGATTTAAATACTTCAATTTTCATTTACAAAACGTTTAATTATGTAAGATAAGCCAAATAACGAACATGAAGCGGTTAAAAGTTTAATTCCGAATAACAAGTCAATCCATACTATATAATTAATTGATAATAAAATCATTATCAAAGAAATAAAAGCAATAATATTAGCGACCCTGTCTTTTATAGCTTCAACCATTTTTGACAAAGTTACAAACAAATATTAGTTATAAGTTATTGAGTATGAAAATTATATAAGAATTATATAAATTTTATATAAAAATTATATAAGAAATTTTGTATATTTGCACATAACATAAATTAAAAAATATGGCTAAACAAATGAAGTGTTACCCGGTGAGTTGGAATGAAGATATAAACGACTTGGCGATTAAGCAAGCTAATAAAAAAGGATTAAGCAAATCATGCTATTTAAGACAGTTAGTTTTAGAGGACAAAAAAAAAGCGCATTGATGCGCTGATTTATATATTTTTATTATTCATATTTTACTATTCATTAACTACGTGGATATTTCCTTTCAGTATATCATTAAAACTAATAATTTTGTAATTTGGAATGTCTTCAATAGCAAACCAATCTTCTTCCATATCTGGCCATTGAACATGATAACATAATCTCGGTTTTTCGTTATCTGGAGTTATTATTTCAACCCCTATTATTTCGCCTGGCACACCACTTTTAAATGAGTATCTATGTACCCCAACTAAATATGCTTTATCCCTTTTCATAATTAAATTTTTAGTTATTAAATAATACCAAGTTCAACTAATTTTTTATAGCATTTTTCTGTAGCTAAAATATCTTCTTTGGCATTGTGTGCCGGAAATGTTTCGTTAAATAGTTTAAAATAAAGTTCTTCAAGGGTAGGATATTTACCAGCCCTGCCATCATTAAATTTAGCCCCAACAAACTTAATTGATTTCATCATTGTATCAATACGCTTTGATTTGTCAAGTGTAATTACTACCCTTTGGCAAGCAAACCCTGATAATATTTTCAAATTATTATATCTTAAAACATTTGCTTTAATAATTGATGTATCAAAATAAATATTATGACCAATTATTTTATCAGCATTAAAACAATCCTGAATAAAATCAGGGATTATATCTGTAAAATATTTGCCTTTATTCATTGCAATTTCATTTGTTATGCCATGAATTTTTGAAACTTTATCGGGTATTTCATATTCATACGGCTTAATTATAAAATCATTTACTATATCGCTATCTAAAAACTTCCATGCGATTTGAACAATGTAAGGAAATTGCATATAGTCAGTTTCCCAGTTTAGACCTTTAGGAACTAATCCGGTTGTCTCAATGTCAAATATTAGATGTTTCATAAATATTTTGTTAAATCATTATATTTTAAAATATCTAATTCAAATGAATTATCATTTAAAAACTTTCGAATCTTATTAAGTTTAATTTTTCCGGTAAACCTAAAAGTAATATTTCCTTTTACAAAATCATCACCATCTAATTCGGTTACAAACTTACAGGTTCGTTTATCTGCCAGTTTTAATATATCTGTTATATCCATTATTAAATATTTTTATTAAAAATCCTTTCATCAATAATAACCTGTTCAAACCTTTTCGCTAAATTAAAATAAAGTTCCTTATAGTCAGGTTCTTTAACTTCTTTTTTATCTTTAAAAGAGTTAATAAATTCATCCGGGCAAATTTTACCAATATTTTTAGTTACAAATACCACATCTTGATATAATATATTATCTTCATTTTCTCTATTAAAATCATTTACCCAAGCTAAAAATATATAAAAAGTAAGTGATTTATTATAAAATGATGGAATAACATCGTTAAAAATAAATTTCAGTAATCCTATTTTTAATTCAAAAGACCATTCCATGCTAAAAGATTCAGGAATTTTAAATATAATTTGATTCCTAACTTGGTAAGCATATTCCTTTACATAATCTTCAAATGTTTTCATAATGTTTGTTTTAGTTTAAATAAAAGAGGCATTCTATCCCGATTATCTGAAGGTGTTTTTAATAGTTTATCAAATCCTTCAGCTTCATTAATTGACAATTCATTTAAATTTAATGATTTTAAAACATTGTCAATAAATTGTCCTCCATGTTTAATATATAACATATTGATTATATGTTTTCTTAAAATCAATAATAACAATTTTTTCATATCTTAAATATTCCAAGTTTATATCCTAAATATTCTACATACTTATTTAAAACAGTTATTGGCATATCCCTTTCACACCTCTCATATCTGCTTAATGTAAGGTTATTAATGCCTAAATGTTTTGCAAGCTCCTTTTGAGTTATCTTATTAATTCGCCGGATATGTATAATATTACTTAATACGTCTATTTTATCAATTGTCATCTGTATTAAAGATTAGAATATTTATAGTACAAATGTAATAATTTTAATTTGATTTTAACCTAACATTATTGAATATTTTTTAATACTGCAAAAAAACGATAACTTAACAAATCAACTAAATGAATATCCCTGCCTAAATTTTCAAATATTTCCTTTCTCGGTATCATTTCAAACTTGCCTGAATCGTTATTCTTATTTTGTTTAAGCTGTTGTATTTCCTGAACAAACTCATCTTTAGGAAAGTTACAATTTATTGACAGTTTACCGTTATTGATTGCCTCGATTAAATAAAAATACATTTGATGTTTAAGGTTTTTATAGTTCTCATTTTTTACCGGGCGCCTGTCTAACTTAACTTTCAGTCCTTTTTTGAATTGATTTGTTTCATCGTAAAAGATTATTTTATCTTTAATTTTACTAAATAGCGAGACATGGGTATTTTGAAGTCGTTTAAAGTTTACTACTTTTAAACCTTCCCAACGAGCCGCAAAGATTTCTTTTTCTGTTATCTTAATTGTTATCATTGAACATTTTGTTTATTTTGTCGGGAGTTATTAAATTTTTATTTGAAGTCCATTCCATTACTGCATACCTCAGTGCTGCAAGCCCGTCCGGTTCGTGACCTTCTGGCTCAGGAATTATTAACCCATTTTTATCAACTTTAAAAAACCAATCTTCAATGCCTTTCTTAATATTTACCGACCTTTTAGTTATATATAATTCATATCCTTTTACTTTTTTAATACCGTCAATTTGACTCCCCGGATATTTTTTTACACCTAAAATATTATACCCATATTTCAATAAATCATTTATTTCAGTTCTTCCAGCACTATCGGCAACGGTCAACTGACCTTTATTATGCTTTACAATTTCAAATTTATCAACAATAGCCAATCTCTCAGCACCTTTAATTTTTTCCGGCATCAGGTTATTTTCACAAAAAATCTCATCTATAAATAATTTATTATTATCATTCCATAAATCTATTAAAATAGTTGGATCTGGTGAAACTCCAAAATCAATACCTGAATGTATTCTCATCGCAATATCAGGCACATTATCAATAAGTTTATAATTATAAATTCGTCTTTCTGAATAATATCCTGTTTGCCCTAATCCATATACCCTAAACCATTCAATATTATCTCGCCTTGATTCAATATAATCGATTTCACTTTGAGGACACATTTCGTTATCTAAATAAGTTACTATTATTTGTTCGCTTAGTTGATTCCCATTTTTATCTTTTAATTTTGGTAATTGAGTATGCGCCCAAAATTCAAAATCAGGGTTATAATCCAAATAAACATCACCATGAGTTCTCCCTATATAAGTTGAAGCGACTTCCCACCCAATTTTATTAGCTTCATTTATATATAGTTTTCCACGCCTTTTTGATTTTCCGGCTTGTTTTTTAATATCTGAAACATATCTAAATTGAATTATCCCACCACAATGTTTTAAATCATGTTCTGTTTTATTATAATCTGATTCCCAGTTCAACCCCATTTCATCATATAACATCTTCATATCGGATATTGTACCGTCCTTTAAATTATCATAAGTATCGGTTACAATTGTTGTAATATCTTTGTCAATTGCGCAATCCTCAAGTAATATTTGGGCTATTGCAATATTTTTCCCTGCACCCTGCCCCCCTTGTATTACCTTAATTTTGGATTTTATTCTACGAATTTTATAATATGTCGATGTCCGGTATAACATCTATTCGTTAGGAAATTGCTTTGAAACGTTTTTGTATAAAATAGGTTTTTTAGTTTCTAAATTTAAATCTAACTTATCCCCGTATTTTTTAGGGTTCATTTTTGATAATATCCATTTTCTTGCATCAACTTGTAACCTATTTCTATTTATTATATTGTGATTTATATACTGGTTACCATCTTCTCCTATAATTACATCAGAATCCTGCTTATCTGAAATTTCTAATATTTCATCAAAGATTTTATCTGCCCGAATCTCGCACGCGCGCGCGTATTGTTCGTTTTTATTTTCATTTTTTAACATTTCATAAAAAACAGTATTACTTAACATCTCCTTTTCATTGAGTATATTTCTTAAAGCTTCACCCTTTGAAATTCTTAAACAAATTTCATCAAACATTTTATTTTTTTGTTCATCAGAATAAGCCATAATCTTGTTTTATCATTTCACAAAGTTAGTTATTTTTTAATTAATCAACAATTTGTTTATAATTTGTTTCAATTACAAGATGAGTTCTCGGTATTACGCAAACAATTCTATTATCAGCGTTTAAATAAATAAAATCACCCCATAATTTTAATATATCTGCATTAACAAGGTGCTGTTTATTATCCGGGCTTATTATAATAAATTGTTTCATTGATTTAATAAATTATATGCTTTAGTATAAATACTATCATGTAGTTTTGATATTTGGTTAACTTCTGTTTTTAAAATTTCTGCACGTGCCATTTCTCTAATTTCTTTTAACTCATCAATATTAAATAAGTTTTGTTTTATTTTTTCGATTTCTTTATTTTTTTGATTTATAATTTCATTTTGAGACTGAATGAGTTTTTTTAAATATACAACAGATTCAAGTTGAATCATGTCTTTTAAAACACCTGATTTTTCAATTACATTATCTATCTTATTCTTTTTTCCCTTTATTGTAAACTCAATTTTTGCCCTCTCAGGTGGCATAAATTCAATGTCATTTACAATTTTTGAGTTTTCTTGCCACTGTAATATAAGCCATCTTTTATTCTTAAAAGAAGAAATAGTATGTAATTCAGTTATAAACGGTAATTTTACCAGCTTGTTGAATTGCTTTTCAGTTCCTTTTAGTTTAATTGTTTTCATTGATTATATTTTTGAAGTTCCTTTTTTACTTTATTGTGAAAATTTTTATAATAATTATCATTGGCTTGTTTAAGTTGACAAAGAAATATTAAACAATATACTAAAATAATGTAAAAGCATAGTTTGTGATACTTTGCAAAATTAATCATTTTTATAAATTTTTAATTGATTCTAAACATTCTTTTTGAGCTTTATTAATTATTTCTAAATATTCATTCCTTTTTTTTAAAATTTCCACTTCTCTTTTGAGTAGCTTAATTTGATATTCATTTACGTTTTGAAATTTTTCTTTTAATCTTTCATTTTTCCAATTAAGCCATTTATTTTGATTTTCTAAGTCAAATAATAAATTAGCATCATAATTATAATAATAATAACTGTCAACTCCTGTTTTTTCGCAAATCTGATTAATCAAATATTCTAATTTGTCAACCCTGTTTTCTATTTTTTTTATTGTTCTCATTTTAATAAAGTTTTTAAAGCGGTTTCAAATTTTACAGCATCTTCTTTGTATTTAAATTCATTCATTATTATTACGCTATATTCCTTTATATTATCGTCTCCCCAGTTTGTTTGAATAAAAACAGGATGTAATTCTAATTCACCATCATTGTTAATTATTTTTTTAGCTTCTTTTTTTGTCATTTTAATATTTTATAAAGTTTTTAATTTCAATTCTATACGTTCATCAATATACTTGTTTACAAGTTTTTCAAAGTCGGTAAACAATATTTGGTTACGATGACCGGTAGTGCAATTTATAATTTCACCCAATAAATTTATCCCCGTAGCTTCAAAATCCACTTTTTGCGGTTCAATATTATAAAACCTTAGTGTTTCTTTATTACAAACTTTCTTTTTTACCATTTTCTTTGATTTTTGCGAGACTTAAGTTTTCGTAGTTCATCATATCCCGTCAATTAATAATTCAAGTTGTTCAATGTGTTTACGTAGTTCAGTATTTTCTTTTTCTAATTTATCAATATGGTCGTATAATGCTTGGCTTGTTTCAATTAGATTCCGGCTTTCATCTAAATAGATAAGTGCAATTTTCCTTACCCTTCCCAAGTCTTTGCTTGTTTTAAGAAATAGACTTATTTTCTTTATTGCTTCAAGTTTAGTCATCTTTTTAAGTATTAAAAAGAATAAGGGCTGTTGTTTCCGGCATCCAAAGGCCGACTAATAAATAGTAGTTGCGCACCTCTATTTAACCATGTTAGCCAATTTCCCTTATTCCTGTTCATTGTTTATTAGTTTAATGTTTTCAATATCCTGAAAGCTTTTTATAAATATTTCGGTTGACAAATAATCCGGCAAACTGTCTTTTTCTAACTCTACTCTTTTTCTCAAAACAACCTTAATAATGCCAGTTTTCAAACCTTCAATAATCATCGTATGCCGATGTAGTTTTTTGTTTGCTTTCTTTGCATCGATTATCCGCCTTTCCAAATCTTTAAATTTTATGAACTTTTTCATTTTAGCATTAACAGGCAAAAATAACCCTGACCTTTCAACCCTTCTTTGATTTCTCATTGCAGTGTTCATTTTCTGTTTTAGTTTCTGAACACGCTCATAATCTTGATCGGGAACGTATGTACTAATTTCGAGTGATTTATCTTTTTTAGTGTCCATGATTTTTTGACTGTAAATATTTTTTACTACTTAAATAATCAAATTGTTTTGAAAGTGAATAACTCCTTTTTTTAGATTTCTTTTTTAAATGACTATTCATTTTAACCCGTTTATCAAAACTTAAATTATAATAAAGTCTTTTTGTAATTTGTTCATGTAATTCAGAATTTTTGCCTGGTTTATTAATTTTGTCAGAATCAGAAATATATATTTCTTTCAAAACTTCATCATTAAATGATATACCCTCAAAATTATAATAAATCCATCTCAAATAATTTGTATGCTGTAAATCAATTATTTGTTGAATAGTCGCACTTGCATATTTTCCAAAACCTAAGACAGATTTTTTTGATAATGTTCTAAGATTTACTACGTCCATAATGCCTCAAATTTTTCCAAAATCCATTCAGGAATACTAATCGAAATTTTGTTGAAATACTTCATGTCAATTATTCGAATCTTTTTTAACCTTGAATAAAAATCCGGAAGTTTCTCTTTTTCTTCCCAAGTTCCGTGTTCCCAAATATTATGGCAATTTCGACAATCAATAACTAAATTAAGTTTTAAAACTTCATATTGTTTTTCTCGGCCAACAGGAATTATATGCGATAAATCTAATAAATAAGTAGAACCACATTTGCAAATATGTCCGCACTCGTTTAATAGTGTCTTTTTTAAAAGTGATTTTTGCCTATTTAATGAGGCTTGTTTTGCGGATACCTGATTCATTTTATTATTAAATTACGGTGCAATTTAGTCATTATTTTTTAATTGACGAAAGATTTTTGAGATTTCTTTTATCTCTTCCCGCTTTTTTTTATCAAATAATAAATACTCTTCAATCACTTCAATAGAGTGCAAAACAGTAGAATGATGTTTATTTCCAAAATAATAACCTATCAATTTTAATGATTCGCTGGTTTCTTGTTTTGCGAAATATTGGCATACTTGCCTCAAATATACATATTCGCCTTTTCTTGTTTTTTCATTAAAATCCAATTTCGTTAAAAAATAATCCCGGATAACTTTTTCAACCTGTCTTAAACTTGTTTTAGTTTTAACAAATTCTTTTTTTAAATTTTTCACCCGATTTCGCAACCTCTCTTTAGAGTGAGGTTTCCCGTATAACCTTGTTTTTGTTTGTGTTTTCATAGTGTTTTTTTAAAATGGACAATATTTTTTGTTTTTTTCTTCTTTAATTTTTTTCCAGTCTCTTTGTATTTTCTCTTTTATTGCAGTTCTAATAAATTGACTAATATTAACATTATAAGATTTTAAAATTGACAAGCTTTTTACTTGTTCATCTGAAATCATAATTACCTGTCTATTAGTTAGTAATCTCATTTTATTACAATAAAAGGTGAGGGTACGCCATAGTTAGCAACAAGGCTCGAAAAGACTGCACGCTGGATTTTTGCATTTAATCTTTAAGAGTTTATTGCTGGTTAAATTACTTTTCCTGATTCCGCAATAGTGAAATACTTTGCTATTGCATTTCCATGACTGATTATGTTTGCACTTACGACAAGTAAGCCCAGTTGCTAACACAGGCTCAACCGCAATAGCGGGGTTTAGTAAGTTGCCAAGTTCCGTAAATAAATCCATATTCGTTGTATTTTGATTGTTAAGTGTTTCAAATCCCGCTACATGCGGTTAGCCTCAACCGTTAGGCACAATAGCGGTAATGCCCTCGCTCATTACGCTCTATTAAGCCCTTTTCTGTTAATTTAAGTAGTGGTTTAGAGGCTGCTGCACTATGGTAGCTGTGCGGTGCGTTTCCGTGGTGTAGCCAATCACCGTATTCGCTTCCAATTTCTGTTGGTGTTATCCATTGTTCTTTGCTCTCGCACCACTTTAAATGCAAGTAGTTAAGCATCCATGTTTGTCTCGGTGTTAAACCTAAAACTACTGTGCCTAACAATGTATATAAAACATTGCTAATGTCAGTAATAGCTTGCCGTTTCTGTTCTTTTTTTAACATATCAATAATTTTAAATATTTGTTTTTCAAATCGCAACGTTTCATATACAAGAACCGTTGTAAACAATAAAATTATTCGCACAATTCAAATACTGTGTAGCACTTTTTGCACTTAATCATTTTTCTGGGCTTTTCATCATCTCTGTATCTTTTCTCCTCCCGCGCTCCACATTTTGGGCATAATAGTTCTTTAATAATGTATATGTGTGTAACTTGTCCTATTGTTCTTAATTTTACTTTATCCATAATTTTACAGATTTACAACAAGCAATATAATTAATTGCCTGTCAAGTTATTACTAAATTTCAAAATTCGTGGTGTGGCAACTAATCATATTGCCGACCGTTAGCGGTCATTGTCAATAGCCCCGCATAACATCATCTAATCTTTCTGAAAGTTTATCCCGCAATTGTTCTGCCTGTGTATATCTTTGGTTTTTGTAAAGCGAAATCATTCTATCACATTCTTGAATGAAATCAAACAACGAACCGCTAACATCGGCTAAAACTTCATTGCCGTCTTTGTCTGTAATTTGATACTTTTCTGCTTCCATAATCTTTAGTGTATTTTAATAAGTTTCTTCGTTTTAATCAGCAACGCAGTTTAGCCGTCAACGTTATAAGCTATTATAAAGCCTCGTGCGAACGTCATCAAGTTTGTTAAGTTCATCGCTCGTGAATCTGTTTCGATTGATATTTTTTAGCTTCATTCTGAAAAGCATTGTTGAAATTCCGATTTGTCGGGCAACTTCACTTTTATTAATTAGCTTATTATTTAACCATTTTATCATAGATGTTACCTATTACTTCAATTTCAAAATCTTTTAACTCAAATGCTCTCGATAATAACCCCCATCTCAAAAAACCGCCATTTACAGTATCTTTTAACTCTAAATGATAACAGATAAATGAGCCGTTCTCAAAAACAACATAGTATTTATATTTTCTGTCTCTGGTTGCAATAATATCACCCTCAAAAATTCTTTGATTTGTTTTATCAAGGAAGCTCGTAAATAAACCAACCGTTTTAGGTTCTACTTCAACAAACGACCTACCAGCATATCCATTATAGTTTTCATCTAATACTATTAATGTTTTTTCTCCTGAATGGTGTATTTTGCTTGTAGTAATAATTTGTCCATATTTCCACAAGCTATGTTCTTTTGTTTTTGCTCTAAATAAATAATTCATGCTATTTACTTTTTAAAAATACTTGTGTTAAAAAATTGCAATACTCTTTGTCTTTGCAAATATCTGTTTGAGTTATATCAATTAAGTATGCCGAAAGTTCTTTTTTCGACATACTTAATATTTCTTGTTTAGTTTTTTTCTGGTCCATACCCTTTTGGTGTTACATCTTCGATTACATATTGGCTTTTGTTTACTTTACTCATAATTTTTGCAAAGTGAGCTTTTTTTTCTTCTACTGTCATTGTTGCTAAATTTTTCATTTTGTCTTTGTTTTAATTATTATACTTCAAAGATAAGCGTTTTAAATTTAATACGCAAATATATTTAGTGAAAAATGAAAAAAATAATGAAAAAAAATAACAGCTTATAACAATGTGTATCATCAATAAGGGGTTTAGTGCATAATTGAACGTTTGTAATCCGCTCCAACGTTAGTGTATTTCGACAGGAACTGCCACGCAATCCCTTACTGAATGATACACTTAACGTTAGCAACAAATTCACTACCGCCTGTCACGAGTAAATGAAGTTACTCGCTCGCTTTTTCTTGGTTTACCTACTTTGATTCGAAGGTCATCACATTTCCCATCCGTTAATAATAGGCTGCGAATTTCATCAAGCCTTCTTACATCTTTCGGGTTTGGAAAGTCACCTTTTAAGCGTTCCTCAATTTCGGTTCGCTCGCTTATCAATAATTCTCTTTCGTCTTGTGTCATGAGTTTTAATTTTTAATCCGTTCATCAGTTGCTAACAGCACCTAAAACGCCATGCCCTGCGGGACACAGGCGTTTAGCTGCATTCCGTTAGGGTGCATTTAAGCATCCCCATCGGCAGAGAAAGCACATTTAAAATTTATAACATCACCATCGTTCCACCAAGCCTCGCCAAATTGATTGTGATGGTCAGGAAGTTTATAGGGTTTATCGCATTCAATTTCATAAATTACAGTTCTGCCTACTTTCATTGCCCAAGCCATTGCACCTTGTAATGTTGTAAATCCACGTACAGGCGATTTTATACATCCACTTGCCCTGTAATTCTTTGCTTTCTTTTGTGTTGTTGCGTGATAAAGTTTCATTTGATAAGAATAAACGCACCCTAACAATGTATATAGCAAATTGGGGGTGTCATTCCAGCTTGCAATATTTGTGCTGTTAATTTACTTTTGCGTGGCTCGATAGGGTAGCACATTTTAATCCCCAACTTGCCATATACTCAACGTTAGGCCTCAACCCGGCTCGCTAAAATTTAATATGGCGGCTTGCCCTTCCGGGCAATTATGAGGCAACTTTGAAAAATTCCATCCTTTATATTTAAAAGGGAACTTCCAACTTTTTATATACTCATAAGAAAAATCAGGGTGAGCTTCACATAAATTTGTCAAACTACCCCAACTTTCTTTAATACCATCCTTTTCAAGTAATATTATATATTTCATTATTCGAAAAATAAATATTCTCCGTTTTGATCTTTGTATCCCTGTTCATCTTGCCAAGATGTTAATTGCGGGTTTGCATTTGGATATTGTTTTTGAATTAATTCTACTGCAGAAGAGAAAGATATTTCATTTTCTCCCCCTACAAATTTTATGATTAAACAATCATTAGCCCCCGCTAAAAAGCCTTTTTCTTGTATTATTTCAAATGTTTTCATAATTATTGGTTTAGTATTGTTTTAATTGATTGTAAGCTAAATCTGCAATTGAATCATTTTCGTGTTGTATTTCTACACCATCTTTATAGCATCTCATTTGCCAGCATTTTCCATCAAAAAGAAGAAAATAAAAATCATGTCCTTGAACGTGTTTTTCTTCAAATGACCATTGAGCTGAATATTTTGCATACTCTTCGCTGTTTAATACTTTAAACATATCTAAACTAACACCAGCAGCTTCACGAACATCTTTTTGATTTGAAGCTTTGATCATTTTTTCTTTAATTTCTTGTGTTTTCATGACTTTGTGTTTTTTATGTTTTAATTTCTATATAAAGATAAGTATTATTTTTATACTACAAAAACTTTTATATAAATATTTACACTATTTTTATATGTTTGATAACATAATATTCAGGTCTTACGACCTGCGCCATATTAAATTTTAAAAACTCGCCTTATGTTTAACCCGCCGTTCCGGCTTTCCGTTAAACAGGTTGAGGCTTAACGCTCCGGCATTAAAACAGTTCAGAATATTTGTTTATCCTGCACACTCGCCGGGCAGAGGCTAACAAGCCTTTAAACGCAATGAAGGCGAACTGTTTTAAAACTTGCTCAGGCTTTACACGGCTTACGCCGTTCGCCTTCACTTCGTTTACATGCCGGAGCGTTATAAGCAAGCAAATCAGCATTCCTCGAAAGCTACTATCTTATTTGCAACCTCAATCGCCTCTTCTGGGGTTTGAGAATTTAACCAAACAAAATGATAGCCGGTATAAATGCAAAATCCTTGGTTTATACCAGCATTCCCAAATAGCAGTTTTGGGATATAACACTCATCAATATCAGATTCCTCAATTTGCTCATCTGATACTAAACTTCTGGAATAATAAAACATAGGGTCTTCGGTATCTTTTTCAAAACCAAGTGCCAAAAATTTTTCATCGTTCTTTTTAAAAAAATCTTCTTTTGTCATTTTGTTTAAAATTATTGCCTGCTTATAACACTGCGTATAGTTAATAAGCCAGACAGGTTATTACTAATTTGATAATTTATCGTATGGCTTACTAACCATACGCTTTACGTTAGGCACAATAAAAATTACTCACGCACCAAGTCTAATTGGTCGCCAATATCTTTAATTGTCTTCCCTAATTGTTTTGCTAAATTTACCAATGCTTCACGTTCTAATCCTTCAAGCCATTTATCTTGTGTGCTTTCTTGGCAGTCCTCAAAGCAAGTCGGTTGTCTTTTTTCTTCACCTTCAAATTTATCGAAGATGTAAATTCCTGTTAAGTTTCTTCTCATATCCGTAATTTTTACAGCTTATAACAGCACCTAACAAAAATGGCTGCTATAAGCATTGGTTTTCAATTCAGAAGTTCTTACAAGCAGCCACTTCTGTTAGCTGCAAAACGTTAACCGCAAGGCTAAATATTCGTTTCATTGTACGTTCGTTTCTTAATTACTTTATTCATTGCTTTTATCAAATCACAGACAAAAGGCTGATGTATCTTAGGTATTTTGTTTTTACGAACCGTTTGGCGTGATCCGGAAAGCATTCGGCTCATTTCACCCCAGTTTATTAAATCTTTAGTTTCCATTATAACATTTTAAACAAATTCCTTTTTTAAAAAGTGCTTTAGTTATTGAACTATTATTGCCATCTACCCTGAAAAAGTAATGTTTATCACAGCATTTTTGTCCACATTTTGAACATATAAAAACCGTCTTATTCATTTTAGATTTTGCAGTTGATATTTCACACCCGCAAGAGCCTTTAACCATTATATTTCGCATCTAATTCTAACATTGAAATTTTACCTTTTCTGCTTTTAGCATCTATTTCAGTTCTTCTTATTAATTCTGCTTTCAATTCTTTTGAGTTATCACCTGCAATTTGGTAGCTTATTAATTCTGATGTGCTTATACCTTCGAATATTTCTTGTGTTTTCATTACTATATATTTTATTATTTGATAAAGTAAAGATAACACATATGTGTGATATATGCAAATATTTTAATAATTATTTTCATACAATTGTGTATTTATTAATACTATCACAATGCATCAAAGATTTACATTCAGGCAATCCGTACA